TAGATGGGGCCGATCACATCCAGGGCGTGGGTGTGGCTGGCGGTGAGGGGATGCGTGGCACCTTCCTCGTCGGTGTAAAGAAGACCAGCAGCATCCAAGGCAGCCATGCCGGTGGATTCGTCGGGGAAGCGGATGTAGTGGGTCATAGCGTGATTGCCTGCAAAGTGCTGTTGGGGAGGCGCTGGGGCCAGAAGGTGAGGCGTTTTATGGTGCCGCCGGCTTGTTGCGTACTGGCAAAATTTTGACCAATAAACATGCGATCCGGCGTTGGAATTGTCGCAGTTGTGTCCTCGGTTCCGATCTGTCCGTTAGTCGCCAAGTTGATGCTATTCAGGCGGTAGGAAGCTGCTGTTGCGTAGCGAGCGCCTCCAGAAATGACTGGGCCGGCACCTACATCCGCTTGTGTAACCCCTCCGTCAATTACGGCAACCCCAAGTAATCCAGCGCCACTGCGTCGTATAAAGATGCGTTCGTTGCCAGGTGCATCTGAAATGTCAGCAGCAAGCTGAGCAATCGTATTGTTTGGTGCAGATACAACATCCGCAAACACCGTCCCCTCATCCTGCCGATACCAGGAGCTGAAGTTCGCCCCCGTGATGCTGGCAACGGCCGCGCTGCGGGTGACTGCGGCGGTGGTGGTGGGGATGTAGCTGGTGGGGAAGGCGCCGGCTTCTAGTTGGGCGCTGGTGACACTGCCTGTCACCGTCAACGTCAACGTGCCAGCAGATGGCGTAAATGTCAGTGTTGTCCGCGCCGGAAACGCACCGCTGCCAACAGCTGGGCCTGCCGTGCTTGCTCCAGAAAGTGTGACAGTCCCCGAGCCGTAAAAGGACAAGGTGTGAGCGACCGCTGTAACGGTGACTGATTGAGTCGATAGCGTTGCTGTATTCAGTAGCAGATTCGTCCTCTGCTCCTCCACCAGCAGGCCCAGGCTTTCGCCGGTCGTGGGGTTGTGGTCAAAGCGCGGCACATCAGTAGCCGCCGTCTGCAGCGTTCTCGCGCTGTCGATGTAGGTCGCGCTGCTGGCGCGGGTGAAGGTGACCAGTGGACCTAAAGTTTTAGTATTGGCAAAGTCTAAATTAAGGGTTGAGTTAATTGTAGGGTAAAGTGCCTTAATGGTCATAATTTAAGCCAAAGTAAGGGTAGTTGAACGGACAGTCCCATCAGAACCCCGCATCCGAATTTTAATGGAAGTATCAGACACGTATTCAAAATTGATGTCTAAATTCATTGCTGGTTCTGTGCTGGCACTACGCAGAAATGAGACTTGATTTTGAAATGCCAAAGCCCCTAAGTATCCATTAAGGGGTACTTGATTTGGACTGGTTCCAATATCAACTTGGGTTACAACTGGATAAAATACACTAGCAAACACTTCCTTAAGTGGAGCAGCTGTATCATCGACTGTTACCTTGCCAACTCCATTAGTTGTGATACCAAGTACGTCAGCACTGGGGTTATAAAAACCAGTATTTACATCCGCAGAGAATGACATTCCAGGGGCTGCGGCTGTTCCAGAACCTGCTACAGAAACAGTACCTGCTGGACCGGCTGGACCCGTTGTCGCGTCATCAAATGTGCCCGTAAACGGGTTATATTTGTATGTCATTGGAGTTAACTCTTGGTAACGGTAAGAAGGTTATTAGAACCATCATAAGTAAGAACAAGAGTAGCAACAGTAATGCCACTTGCTCCACCAAATTTGAATACAACGCCAGTTAGATTAGTTCCAGTATAGGTACAGGACACATAATCATGTTCTGGAATTGCAAGATTGGACGTTACAGCTTCAGCCGAATAACGCCCTGGAACAATTGACGAAGAGTAAGTCATTTACTGATTTTCCAAGATGAGTTGAATGAGTTTGGATGGATAGGTAGGATCTGTTGCATACCCCTCTTTCTGAAGTAGATGGCAGCATTCCCTCCAATCCAAGGCACGATTGACGCCCTTGTACCCCTTGTAGTCCTTGTACCAAAGAGTGATCAAGTGATCAATACATTCGACAGGGGTCTCGTAGTTCTTAAAGGTATCGGAAATGGTGATCCACTTTCCATTGATGAACTCCGATGTTTGTTTTGCGGTGCCTGGAGTGCCCTTAATGCCGAAAAAGTTGTTCTTTCCAGACGTGTGAGAACCCCAGCTGGACTCAAGTGCCCACTGTGCTGCTACAACCTCTGGAAACTTGGCTCCAAGACTAGCCGCAGCCTTCCTAACTCCCTTAAAGTTGTTCTCAAATGGCACCACAGAGGGGGCTGGCTTGACGTCTTCGATCCTACGAAGATCCATAAACCACCCAGTATTGGGACCCTCTACCTCCCAACGTGGAAGCCAGTTCTTCCAGGAGTAGCTGACCTGTTTGCCGCCCTTTCCACGACTCACATAGCCGCCGTTAACATTATCAAGTTCCCCATACGGATCGTGAAAGATACCATGAGTATCCGTCATACCCACCAGGAGAACCCAGTGGCCGCCCCCACGAGGGGCCGTAGGCGTACCATGATGGAGAAACCCAACAGGCACGGGAACACCCTCTTCTAGCCGCTTCTGAAGGGCACTGAGGTTGCCGTTTTTGTGGAAGGTAGCACGTACCTTATACTCCTTAGCAGCCTGGGTTTGTGCTACAAAATTTGTAGTGTCTCCAAACTTAAGCACGGTGCGGAGATAGTCGTCGTCCGCATTTGATCCGCTTAGAGAAGAAGGCCACAGGTACTTGATACCCATGGCCATCGTGCTCGAAAAGCACATCCTATCTGCGTGAGCCGTGCGACTATCTGTTTGGGGGTAGTATTGGCTGATTGGCAGTAGGATGTTGGTCATTTGAAGGAGTCTTTAATCTTCTGAAGACGCTCATCCTCAGACCGAAGGGGCTTCAGCAGGGTGACGACTTTCAGCAGAACCTGAACAACGCTGTTGGAACGATACTTGCTGAGACCAATAACCTCAGAAGCAATGAAGAGTCCGAAAAAGATAGCTGCCTCGTAGGTCAGCTTGATGCCGAAGATGGTGATCATTTACCTTGACCTCGTGATTGTTTACGCCCATGATTGGGCAAAGAATGCTGTCCCTGGCCCTGCTTAGTTTTCTTCGGGGGACCAAGGACGTGGGTTGTCTTATTGAGGACGCCTTTTGGTTTAGCCATCTAAAAATTACAGAATATAAGTAGAGGCGTGTCTAGGGACAATCAGCACCTGGCATAGATTTGCAAATCCGCCTACGCCCGTCCACGTAAGACTATTTGCTGTAGAACCGTCAAAACCAGCAGCAGATGGACTGCCAAGCGTTGTCACGGCACCATCTGCCACCCAAGCACCAGACGTGTTGCGCTTAATGTTGGCATGGTAATAGCCCTGACCATAGGCGGTTGGATCCCAGAACATTTCTGGTCGCAGAAGGTAAGAAGCAGTGCCGTCGCTGAACTTGACGATCAGCGTAGCCTTAGAAAGATTCGCCCAAATAGCCGAAGGAACTGTCGTACTTGACGCAGTGAACGTCCTAGGTGCGTTTTGGGTGCTTCCAGATCCCACGCCAATCCAGCCATCCACGTTCGGAAACGTGTTGTAAAAAGCTGGGAGGTATAGCGTTGTACCATTTGCAACGCGAAACCCGGCAGCAAGCTGGCTCGACGAAGGGGTGAATCCGATGTACTCAATAGAGCTTCCTACGTTTGGCGTAGACAGCACCGGACCGTAGCTGATGCAATCAATGACTTCTTCAAAGTTAGTGCCTGAGTTGCGGTTGAAGGTTACGTTGGCAGTGCCGTAGAACCGACACGACCGGAACCTTTGTGTGCCAGAGAAGAAGTAATGATTTGCTGCGCCAGGGGCGACGATGTTGCGGAACTGGCACCCTTCAAACCAGGCGGTGTGGTTAGAAAGGATAGACGCTACATTTTTATAGTCAAAAATGCAATCGTAGTAGCGAACGTCCGACCCAGCATTTGACGTAAAACTACCAGAGGTAATTGTAAAGAAGCAGTCGGTGAACTCAGTTGGAGTTGACGAACTGTTAAAGGCAATCCAACCCTGCGAGCCGTTGTAGTCACCGCTGCCGTACTGGAAGTACGAGTTTGAAGCCCTAATCCTGCCTTGCGTCGTGAGATTGAATACAAACACGCCAACCCGAAAGTCGATCACTCGACAGTTGTCAATCGTCAGATTGCACGAGCTGCCTTCCTCGATGTGGATAGTACGATCGTACTTTTGAACGAGGCAGTGCTCAATGGTTGCGTTGTAGTAGGTAGTGGCATACTCAAACGTACATCCGATGCGGCTGTAATTGCTGGAGTAACCGACAATGTTGCAGTGGGAGATCAGGACGTTCCCGTTTGCCTTGACGCGGCTGTGATAGACGCCATCGCCAAACGCATCAAAAGTATTGTTCTGATACCAATGACCACCAACCTCGCTAAGCGCACAGTTTCGCACTTCGGACTGGTACGAGCCAGATGAGCTGATGCCGTAACCGTAAATCTTACGAAGGCGGCAGTTCTCGATCAGCACATACTCTGTTTGAGTGGCAATGCCCGTGACTAATTTCAGGTTTGCAAAGTTTGTCTCAGCCCACTGCTCTGGTACGCCACGCCCGTCAATAACAAGCCCTCGGATCTCCGTGAACGTGTTAGTGCCAAGCGCAGCAGTTACAGCACTTGTGCAACTTACGGAAATGATTGTGGCACTAATGTTTGCAGTTTGCCTCAGCTCAGCTCCGTCCGACTCGATTACCAGCCCTTGACCATCAGCCAGCGTGACGGAAATAGCTCCAGACCCCAGCGCATAGAAGCTGCTGGTCTTAGGGATCCATAGACGTGCGCCAGCTGCGACGGCTGCCGTAGCTGCTGCCTGGATGGCTGCGCTGTCGTTTGTTACTCCATCCCCAACGGCCCCAAAGTCCTTTACGGATACAACGTCCTTAAGCTTGGAATCAACAGTCCTAGTAGCTGCACCAGTTCCACTTTGGGTAAATGACAGCTTGGTGGCATTGATATTAGCGGTAGCATTTACTTGTAAATCAGTAATGGTGCCTGCCGGTATCTGACCAGCAACAGCATTCGCTACATTATTAGCTGTTTCTTGGGCAATATAAAGATTTTGAACGAAATTCTCATTCAGATCCTTGGCCTTGATGGCCGAACCAGCAAAGAAGGTGGCCTTTGTCTGATCCGTATCGGTGTCCCGATAGATTCGAATGGCAGCCCCAGCAGAAGGGGCCGTCGAGAACTGAATGGACGAAGCGGTGGCAAAGATGTAGTTGGTTACGAGTACGTTGTTAACTGTAACCTTGACATCGGCCTTATCCAGGTAGGAAAAGGACAGGGAATAGATCGTGGTAGACCCATTCCCCGTATAGGTGTTCTGAGTAACAGCCATGGTTTACTTGAAGTTCATGATGTCCTGATAGACTCTGTTCAACCCTTCAACATCAGCGGTGCTGAAATCCTTGGGTTGATCGGGGCTGTAGTTGCCCTGTTGGGTTTGATACTGGGCAGCACGAATTTTACGGTTCTGTTCCGCAATCACCGCATCTTCCAGCTCTAGTTTTGCAAAGGCTCGACGCTTGGAATCATCCCAAAGCTTCTTGACCTCATCATTGACCAGCGGAGTATCACGAGTGTAGTCACTCATGGCACCCTTGTTGCGGTTCTTCCACTTGGTAAGGTCCTCCTTAACCCAATCCAGTTTGCGGAGGCTATCAATGTCCCTGCGAAGTCCGTTGCGGTACATTTCCTTGCGAATGAATTGCTTCTGCTCCGCAGTCATGGGACGACCATTTGGGGCCTTATCCAGACTGTCTTTCCAGGCAAATTCAATCTCCATAAGGAATTTAGCCACAGGATCTTTGTTTTCAGGGCTCACTTCGAAGGGGACGTTGGCATTCCGAAGCCCACCATTTGGGTTGCGGAGTGGTTTACCCGTAAGCACATCAATGACTTCTGGACGAGTCACAGCATAGCCAGGAAGAGCTACATTCAGAAGGCGTTCGAACTCATTGCTGTATTCCCGCATATACGGATTCATGCTGTTCGACAATGCCCTACGAGCCCCAGCAAGAGGTGTTTGGTTATTGGCCATGCTAAGGAGACCCTTCATGGCCGTAGCAGTGGTCCAGTTTTCAGGGGTTAGAAACTCACCAAGAGCAGCCAAACCAGAAAAGTAACTCTTTTCGGTAAAGCTTGCTGCAAAAGCCAGGACAAGTTGTCCCATAAGTCGTTCGGCAAGATCAGCACCGCCTACCTTGAAAACCGCTGTAATATCCGCAACAGCAGCAATGATGTTGGAAAGAGGTTCCAGAGCATTATACGAGATGTACTGGCCCCCAATCTTGACAGAACGAGCCTGAATGCCTAGCTTCTGCCACCGCTGACGTTCCTTTGAGTCGATTGGAATGTTGCCCGTAAACATCTCATTCCATGCCATAGGCGCAACAGCTGCTACAATCATTGTCCCCACGGCCTGACGCCCTTCGTATTCAGCAATCAACAATGGATCACCAGAAGCCATTGCATCCTGATACTGCCTTGAAAACCTAGCCGTCAGTGGCAGATGCTCAAGTTGGTATGCAAAGATGTTTGCTGGGGTACGAATAAATGGAACCACGAGGCGACCAGCAGGCCCAATATACTCAAGATTGTCTAGAGCAGCCGAAAGGTGATTCAGACCCATTCCTGGATCGTTTTGATAGGTGCCAATCTCCGCATACTTTTGGAGACCAGCATCTTTGATCTGACCAGTGTTTGGATCGAGATACTTAGCATACTCGTTGACGTATGCCTTTGTTCGAGCTGCCACATCCAAGGGGCCTTCTTGATAGGCTTTGTAGGTTGCAATTTCTGCAATTCGCTGCCGCACAAGGATGGTCTTGAAGGCATCGTCCATGCTGACCAGCAAAAGGCTGGGCCAATCCAACCACTCAGCAAAACGATACTGAGCCTTGAGGAGGGCGACCGTCAACTTCTCTGTTCGAGTCTTAGCAACCTGTCCCATGGCTTCAAGCATGGTAAGAGACTCCGCATCCTGAACCACCCGGTACGTAGTGGAGGAAGCAGGAATTTTTGTCTGCCACGTCCTGAGAGCTACCCTAAGGGCCTCCTGGGTGCTTTGAGTGATGGCACTATACCCAGCAAGGGCAGCCTTGATCGTGGCCTTATCGCCCTTCCAGGCACCACTGATGGCCATGCTCGTGGGGGCCTCAACCAAGCGATAGACACCAGAGAAGTTTCGGAAGATGGTTTTGGTGCCAGAAAGAATGCTATTGTAGAAGAACGACATCTGGTTCTTGCCAAACATCTGCATCGCAGTGCTAGCAAAAGAAGCGGTCTTGGATGGATCACCACCAGCAAGAACCATTGCACGAACCAAGGCTCGCATCTTATCTACGGCTTCCGCATCACCCCTTCGATACGCATCCTTGACTTCCTGTGCCCACTTCTTCAAACGACGTGGGGTGACAACATCATCCATTTCGAAGTCACGGGCAGCCATTGCTGCTTCGCCCGCTTCAACGTTTTTGGTGATGCTTTGCTTCAGTGAGTTGAGAGATCCACCAAAGAAATTGGTACCTTCTTTGTAGAACTCAAGAACACCCACAAGCCTATCAACGGCTCGATCAAAGCTGTTGAAATTGTAGATCTGAGCCTGATCGGCCTCTTCGGCCTGCTTAGCCAGATCATAGATTTGGTTGGAGAAGTCACCAACAATAGCCTTCATGGCTACCAATGACTCACTGGTGGGAACTTGTCTGCCAGTTTCATTAAGGGTAAGTGTGGCCTTTTGCTCTTCAAACAGCCTGCGAATCAGAGCAGCTTCACCCTCGTCCGCCACCATCTCATCGTAGGGGCGGAGAGAATCCATAAAGTCACGATAGATGCGAGACGCATTGCCGATAACTTCATCAACAGTCTTACCTGTCAGACGAGAAATCTCAGCAACATCAACATCCTTTTCGTACTTACGAACTGCTTGTTCTACCCAGGTATCCTTGTAACCAGCACCACGAATGGCTGAATCCGTCATGGTCTTGCCGGATGCACCATGAATGCTGATCTTGCTGGTTTCCAGTTCCAGTTGATCGGCAGCTACCCTATTGATTGGCTCGGGTTTGACTGTGCCCTGAGTTTCCCAATACTCATACTTTGACTCAGGATTACCAGCTTCAAGAATCGTGTTATCGATTTCTTTCTGCTTATCCATCACATCGTTGAGTTCCTTGTTGAGGCCCTCAAGTACATCCGCATCCTCTGGATCTGTTGCTGAGATCCGTTCCCGAATCTTCTGTTCATCCTGGAGAAGCTTATTCAGTTCCTCCTCTCGAACATCATTCCAGGCACCAGACTCCTTGGATTGAAGATTGTCGGTCTCCTTAGCCAATTCATCTGACTTGGTAGCAGCTACATTGACACCCTCAGCAAGAGCTTCCGCATCTGATTTACCGGCCTTCTTGGCTGCCTGAGCAGCAAACCTACCGGCAACCATCGCCGCCAGGGCATTGCCCGCAAAGTTAAGAGGGCCGCCTTCAAGAGCAGACTTGGCTCGATTCAGCCAGGGGTTACCGAGGCGTTCGGTGGACAATCCAAACACAAATGAATCCTGATATTCTTCGGGAACCATCGACTTAACAGCATCCGAAAAGTTACCATCCTTGACGTTGGTAAGCAGGAAATCAGCAACAGCACCAGGAACCAGATCCTCAAGTGCCAGCTTCTTGCCTTTGGCTCCAAGCTTAGCAACGCCTTGAAGTTTTGGATCGATAGGGGCGGTGCCAAACTTACCACCCGGCAGCCGGCGAGCACCCCTAACCGTTGCGATAATACTGAGAAGCTTGGAAGCAGCCTGACCAACACCAGTCTTGGGTCCTTCAATACCAATATCCGAGAGGGCTCTTTTGTACCCATCCTCGTAGGGGCGCTTTCCAAGATTAACCGTAGCATCCAACGCGATCTGAGATACCAGATCAACTGGACTCTCAATGATGTCCGCACCAGCCTGCCTTACAGTGCCAAGAACTTCCTTAGCGGCTCCAAGTCCTGGGATCTGACTTTGACCTTTGCGGTAGATCTCTTGGGTTTTGGTGCCAAGCATCCGATCAGCCACTCCTGTGATAACATCACCAGGATCGCTAATGAACTGACCAAAGGGTTTAGCAAATTCCAGAGGATTGACAAGAGATTCATTGAACTGCTTCTCTTGAGCGGCCTTCTTTTCGGCAGCAGCGCGTTGCTTCTCAGCTTCTTGGCGCTTACGCTTCTCTTCCTCTGCTTTCTTTTTAGCCGCAGCAACGGCTTGATTTTGTTTGGCCCGTTCCGCCATATTAACAGCGGGAACACCTTCCAGGTTGTAATCAGCCATTTGTGTTTTTGGGGAAGTAGGGTCCCCCTCAAGGGACAGTGAATAGACTAAAAGGGCGGGAGGCCCTATTCCCCGCAAGGAACAAGGGCCTTATTTCCCAAGTTGAGCAGCAATGCGCCTCCGCAGGCGATCATAGTTTCGATACGGAGTCATGCTTTTGCTGCCAGCCGGGGCTGGAGCTAGGAAGTCGATGCTGGCAATTGTACCATCCGCAGATTCAACAGTGCCTGTACCGCCTTGTCGGCCAATGATTTGACCAGGAACCACCCGTGTCCCAATTCCCAAGGAGGGGCGAGAAGCGAGGTGGGCATAGAGCACATCAACGGGTTGACGAGTCTCTGGATCAATTGATTCCACAACCACGTAGTTTCCATAGGTAGGGTCAAAGTTGATGTCCTTGATTCTGCCAGGAAGTACTGCTGGGAATTGCTTATTTTCAAAGAATACATCGATGCCGGGTTGTTCACCAGGACGTTCGAATGTAACGGAACTTACCTGCTGTCGAAACGATTGGAGCCCGGCACCATTAAAATTTCCGCCGCCTGCCATCTCCTGCCTAAGGGCACGAAGGTAGCGGGGGGCATCAATCTTGCGAGTTGCTTCCCATTCCATTGTCAGATCCTCAACAGCACCACGAAGATCATTGCTTTGACCTCGCAGATACGAATTAAGTCTCTTCCTCCAGGGGAATCCTTCGGTAATTACCGCATCAAACAGGCGGTCCTGCGTAGCCTTATCAAACACTGCTGTGTCTGGAATCCCTGCCAACTGCTGAGCAGCTTCTAGGGTCTTGACTTTGAATTGATACTTTCCGTTGTGGAGGTAGCCACGTTGCTTGACCTGGGCGATGGTCATCTTAGGCAGCTGTGGATCTGTCAGACTCCCAGCAACACCATTGTTATACCCACCATACCCAGCATCACCGGGACCACCCTCCAGTTCGCCTAGAGCGGCTCTGAGGGAAGCCATGCCTTTACCAGCGCCTCCTTGGGATTGACTTTGGAGGTCTTGACCGGCTTTGGCTCTTTGAAGGCGAAGTCGTAGCCGTTCTCTGGCGCGACCTGTAATTCTCGGATTTGCCAACCCGGCAGCAGCAACAGGATCGTAGCTAGCGTTGTCTGAGTAGCGTTTAGCAGAAACATTAGAAGAAGTTACGGTGTACGGAATCCCCTGTAATTCAGCCTGTTTCTTCAGAAGTTCATTAACCGATAGGTTGCTGGCCCTGGCCATGACTTCCAAATCTGCAGATGGCTTGCCTCCGTTATTAAGAACATCCATGTTCAACTCAAGGCGTTCTCGTGGGAAGAGAACACTACTGCGTCCGGAGACAACGCGGGGAAGGCGGGCTGCCACTTGTTCAGCAAGATCCAGTCCAGAAGGACCAGCTACCTTACGAACAGGGCGGGGCAGGCCACGCATGGCACCAGGAGTCGGTAGAACCCAAGCACCAGTTTTATCTTGAATCGGGGCAAAGTCCCCACCAGGCCCAAGAGCAGAAACAATCTGCTGCTCCATAAAGGTCTGTGCCTGGAGGCGATTCATGTCTACTGATTGCATTTGCCGCAGTGTGGTGGCGGCAGCAATATCAACAATGGCGGATACTGTTGAGGCAGACCTATCCGCAAATTGAGCATCAGAAGTGATGCCCTCTTTTTTCATATGGCCACGCAATTTATCGCGGGCATATGCTCTCATTGTTGCCTTTTCAGGCAGCAGCTTCTCATTATCATCACTGGGCAGCAGAGCCCTGGCACGTTGAGCAGCATCGGAACTGATGTGACCAGTTGCCTCAAGTAGTTGAAGCTCGGATACACTTTTAATGACACCTTTGCCGATGGCATCAATGACATTCTGATCATTCTTTGGATTGTAGTTCTTGCCAAAGGTTCTCAGTTTAGTCAGTGCTTCGGTTGCCTCAGGATACAAGGACTGCATCTCCTCCAGTTTCGTCTGCGTTGTCTCAAACAAACGAGGAGATGGGTTGGCCTGGAATTGATTGAGCATTGAGGAGATTTCTTCCCTTACGGATTCTTCAACCTCTTTGGCCTGCTGTTCAATCTGACCATTGAGTTTGGTTCGAATCTCAGCAATATCAAGGCCGAACCGCTCACCAACAGTCCGCAGACTAGGATCATCTGGATTGATCAGAGAGGCTTCGTAGTTATCAAGAGCCGTGTTTGCCTCTACCGGATTAGTTGCCCCGAGCCTTTGGATCTGAGTCAGGATGGTATCGTTGGCTAGTTTGTTGGCCGCCTGCCAATTGCCTGTCAAATTATAGGCTTCCCTGTAAGCCGTAGCAACAAGACTTTGCGCCTGTGTTTTATCGGCAAAGCCGTTAATCTTGCCACCAACACCAGCGATGAACCGTTCCTGATCAAGTGCAACTCGATTGGTAACAATCTCCTTCATCCGTTCTCCGAGAATACGTTGCCGTACCTTGAGTATGGTTGGTGTGAGATGTTCAGAGATGATTAGAGGATTGAGATCTCGAAGACCAGCGGTCTCTATGAATCGTTGAATGCCTACCTGCCAAACTGCCATCAATTGTGGCTGTGTTTGAGCAGTGGCTGGAGTGATGAATCTTGTGGATCCATCTGGTTGAACCAGCGGAATTTGTGTGTCCCGATCACGCACAAAGGTGTCAAGAACATATTCAGCCTGAGTGGCAGCCAACTGAGTACGCCCAACCGCCTCCCCATACCGTTCATATGCGTTAAGGGTGGGACTTTCTTGGCGGTAGGTTTCACCAAGTCCTGGGTTTACCGCAGTCAGTTGATTGGCAGTCTGACGTTCTTGATCAGCAGCCGTTTCGAACTGCTTCTGTTCTGTTTTGTACTGAGTGGCAATATTCGGATTGACCCGAACTTCACCATTCAGAACTCTGGCAATTCCTAACTTAATGCTAGTCTCAATTTTACCCTTCGTCTCTTCAAGCATGAACTTGTTGAGAGTCTCAGAAAAGGCTGTCAATGCCTCCAGGTCTTGTTTATTGTTTTGGAGGACAGTCTCCGCAACAGCATTGGACTGTTCGGTGCGCCGCTGCGCTTCCCGTAGGAACTGGGAACTAGGGTCAAATGCTTGGACTGGATTAAACCCCGCAACTCGCTGTGGCCCAGTTAGCTGAATTTGTCCAGGAGTTGATTCATAAATTCTAGCCATTAGCCTTATTTAGTAGCTTTTTGGGGTTTAAGTTCGTTATAGGTGCCCACCCCACCAATAGCAGCAGATCCAAGTCCCGCCACCAATCCAATACCGCTAGGACCAGGCATAGCAATCGGAGAGGAAGGCTTGAGGGTGCGCTGAGAAGCAGCCATATTGTTTGCAGTCTCCTGCTGATTATAGATGCTTTCAGCACCAATCCAGTAATCCTGATTGGCATACGCAAGATTCTGACCTAGCACTGCCATATCACGATCGGCTGTCCTTTCAGCATCCGCCAGCAGTAGCCCAATTGACTGTCCAGAGCGTCCGGTGGCCATCACAAGCCCCTGCTGCTGAAGACTTTGAATGGTGCGTTCCTGGGCCTTCTGGGCTGCTTGGGCATACTCAGCTTGAAGCTTGCTCTGTTCCGAAGTATAGGCCCGATTGGCGGCCTCAGCATTGAGACGCATTTGCGCTTCATAGCTCCTTTCGGATTGGTTGTAGGCTGTCAGCTGAGCCTGATATTGTTGTTGGGCAACAGCATTCGCATAGTTAGCCTGCTGTTGTTGTTGCTGATAGGAAGCGATTGAGCCAATAGCTCCACTAGCAAAGGAGCCAATCGCGGTTACAATAGCTAGTGTTTCAACACCTAGGCACATGGCATTAACTTAGCAAATTCTACATAGGTTAGATTGTTGGGACCAACACTTCGATATGCCAACCGCTTGAATCCAAGCATGTGAAGCAGTTTCATGTGCATCTCATTTCGTGGATCAGCAATGTTGTGAAGCATCAGGTAGGAGGTTTGTTGATCGACCCATTTTCTTGCCTCCTTAAAAAAGAGTTTTGGGTACTGGCGGACATAGGGTGTGGTTAACATCCAGATGGCTCCGCTATGGGCATCTGTTCTGGATACCCCAGCCATCCCACATATCATGCCAGCTGGATTCCAAAAACAAATTGGATCCTCTTCGACATCAAGAGCCTGAAGGAGGGCCATTCGCATATCAGTAATGCCAAGGCCCTCTAGTTCTCTGCGATCTGCTGGCTGAAGATGGGCGGCCACCCACTCAACGTCGAATGGCCGCGCTTTATCAATGAGTTTGGTGAGAATACCCATTACTACTTAAGGGAGATTCCTTTGTTGTTGTAGGTGCCTTCCCAGGTGATCGACGTGAGGGCCGTGGGGAAGGGGCTATCCGCCACCAACTCTACCTCCACCTGATCGCCTTTGGCAAGAATAGGAACGGTATTCCGTGCATTCCTTAGAACTGGAATGGCATTGGCCAGGTAAAGGTTACCAACAATTTGGGGAAGATTGATGGAGAATTCTGCTCTACCATCTGCCCGCACCTTAACGATGTACGGACCAGAATCATAGCTATCGATTGATAGTCGATTGATTGTGGGGATGTTGAGTGTATCCTTCCGTCCCTCACTCACCAAGAAGTAGAAGGCAGGCAGAATAGCGGAGGCTTCATACTTGTACCCAAGAGCGAATTTCTTGGTTGTTTGATTCTCCTCAACCGTCACAAAGTACCGTTGACCAACAGGCTGTGCCAGATCTGTCTCCAGAGGAAGCTCAAGAACAACACCAGGCTCCAGCGGATCCAAGGATACCAGAACAGGCTGAAGGGTGGAATCATTGAATCCATCCTTAAAGCAGATGTGGGTCTCGTCTGTTCCAGCAAAGTAAACCTTGGTGGGATTGTAATCGAAAAGATCAAGGCGCAGATCGATGTACTTGTCCTCAAAGAGCACCGCACCACCAGGAGTATCCGTCAATAGATTGAGCTTGCTGAGTACATGATTACTACCCTGCTGTGTAACCACAAACATTGTATCATGTTCAAACTCCACCATTGCGATTGTGCCCGCCATTTCCCACTTGAACCAGGACGCCATCAGTCGCTTGGTTCCATCCTCAAAGAAGCGGAAGAAATACAGGGACTTGGGTTCACGATTGCTTAGTGCGGTGAACGTATTGGCAGAACTGGTAACCTTCAGATCACGAATGTCCGAGGGGATAAAGGATGGAATGCCTCGTGTAAGTTCGGTAACCGTAGGCTTCTCACCTGGGCCACCAATCACCATTTCAAACGCACCGGTGGATGTATCGTTTTGTTCTACGAAAACAATACTAGAACCAGTGTCGATAGGCGAAATGCGGGGCGACTGGCTGAAGCTACTAACCAAGTTAATCTCAGCCGTAGCAGCAGAGAATGCCTCTGTTGAGGTCTCCAGGATGTATTGAGCATTGTCGGCAAACAGGGCCAATCCCCGAGGAATTTGAACCGCATGACGCAATTCAATTGGCTTCAACGAACCACAACTGAGATCAATCGGATCGCTATCAACGATGGTGATGACCGTGCTTGCAAAGAAGTTGAAGTAGTCCCCAGCCCGTGAGCAGATGACATTTTCATTGGACATCAAGATCAGTCGATTCTTGAAAAATGAAATGCCATGAATGTTTGTCCCAACAAATGTGGGCATGAGGTTGGTTTCTGCGTCTCCAACAACTCGTGGCTGCCAGAACTGGGATGCAATGCCATCTACGGATTGAGTTACCGAAGTGACGGTATCTACCCGGAATGTATCACCCTCAGCACTGGTAACGACATCCAGGGCAGTGTATGCTCTACCTGACCGGCTGATCTTAATGCCAGTGATGGCACCGGTAGTGGATGTCGAAGTTACTTTAAGACGGAGGTTGATGCCCGTCCCACCATAAACTGGAAAGCTCTGTCCAACAGCATACCTGCCATTCCCAGAAGTGAGGATACTAACAGCAGAAGGAACACCCGTTACTGTTGCAGTAGGTGGGGTGGCAAGTGCTGATGCCTCGTCAAGTTTACGGAAGGTGAATGTGCCGTTTGCCTCACGAATGATTACATGGGGCATGGTGGCTTCATCAAAAGACTTCACCACCCCAGGACCAATCGTCTCCTCCCAGACACCTGTGCCGCTTGCACCGCCATTGCTGGTGACAAACTTCACATAGTAATCATCTCCCGTTGAATTCTCTGAGGCAGTAACTTTGATAATTGATCCGTTAAGGAATTGTCTCGGCAACTCACCAACAACACTAACAATCCCTTTGTATGCCTGAATGGCAGAACCAGTCTGACCACCACGAGCTTCCAAAGAAAAGTCTGCATTGTTGGCTCTACGGAGATGAATCGAACTACCAACAACCGTAGCCACATAGGCTGGATTAGCATTGATAGCAGTCGCCAATCCTGAAAGAATATCTACAGCATTAAGAGCACTGGAAGATGGACTGTTTGCTGTATTGTAAAGAAAGCTGGTGCCATCAAGGATGACATAATATGTTGTGTGATATGCGATATTGTTGAGACTAACAAAACCATAGGGGGTGATGGTGGGGCTCACATCTCCAGCATCCTCCAACACAACAACCGTTCTGTTCAACACAAAGTTGTAGTCGTTGATCTGGAGGATGGCCAGATCTGAAGAATCAGTATGTGTTGCGTATGTGGTGGCCGATCCTGCTGGAGTATTTACTGTCTGTTGAATGCCGCTGTTTGCGTCCCAGATTCTCAGAACACCTTGCTTGGTAAACTCAATGAGGTACTTCTCTTCGTCGTCTCGGAAGATAGGAAACCAAGTGCCATCAGAGACAGCATTATCAAGCTTACGAATGCCTCGAAGACCCGGACGTTTAGCCAGACCAAAGGTAGGATCTGGATAGTAGTTTGTGCATTTTCGCAGCTGATTTGCTGCCTTGAAAGCATCAGGCTGCTGCGATACCCCACCAATCAAGTTTGGTATTTTCTGAGAAACGGCAGCCATTAGCGTGCAATAGTACGGAACGGAGTGTATGAGACGTAGAAATTCTGACCACTTTCCAGACCAAAGATATTGACTTCGGAGGTGCTGGTATCGTAGGCCAGACAGTTGGATCTGAGGATGGTCTCATCCTGTGCATTGAAGGTCACCATCTCCTGAGAACCGAGTGCTCGTCCAGCGAATACTCTGGTGGCTCGTTGCGTGATGTAGTCCTTGAATGGTTGAGGGAGGTCTTCAAAGTCAAAGAGCCAAACCACATCGCAGTTGATGGTCTCTCCAGGAACAAACTCATAGGTATGGGCCAGCTTATCATAAAGCTTCCCACCCCGCAATACCGTCTGGTATTTCTGAGAGTTAGCTGTCTTGTTATCCGTCAAGGACAGTACATCTTGAGGGATTGCGATTTCCCCGTTTGTATCCGCAGTGAACGGATAGTTAATTTCGGTGTTAAAGTGCCAGCCCTCGCCTTGAACTTCTCGGCTTACAGCGTCAAGAATAGCCAGCGCAAGAGCCAGTTCAGGGTTAGCCACATCAAGGCTGACCACTGGTGCCTGCCCGATGCCATTCAGCATTTGGTTAATTGCTTGGAGTTGAGTCGTCATGTTATCGGACAGGACATTAAAAAAGAGGGGCTAACCTTTAATAGGCTAACCCCTTATTAAACCTAGTTTTGGCTAGGATCAGGCCACGTTGCGGAAGGCACCAGCACAGGAGACGCGCACAGGACCAGCGCCATAGGCCAGGCGGCCCACGATCACATCGCCCTGATAGATCACCTTGGTGTCAGCACCGGTGGTCTGCACGGAGGGGCCAATGGCCTCCACCACACCAGCAGCATCCCGATGGAAGATCAGGCCGCAGGCGTTGGTGAAGTCGGTAGCGATACCGTAGTTGTTGTTCTCGCCGGTAACGGCGGCGGCATCGATGTTGGCACCAGCAGCCGAACCATACTTGCCCAGGAAGGGGATGTTGTTCGACTTGTAGATCTTGATGCCAGCGATCTCGTAGAGACCTTCGCCGCTGTTCAGGCTGCCACCAGAGGCACCATACTCACGGTTGAGGATGTTGGTGTCCACCTGGCTGATCAGTGCATAGTACTGGCGAGGGGACAGCACGGCAACACGACCATCCTTAGGAGCAGCGATTTCATCCAGGCGAGCGGCGGCTTCGAAGAAACCATCCACGAGGGCCTGAGCATCATACTCCTTGTTGGCGCCGAGGTTGATACGGAAGCCACCAGGCTCGCCGGTCACAGCAGCAGTCAGGCCGGAGGCACGATCCAGAACGCGGAAGATACGGCGATCATAGAATTCAGCCAGGCTCTGACCGATCTGACGGGCGATGGGGCCACGGATGTCATACTGGGCCAGGGTCTCGTCGAGGTTATCAACGAACGCAGAGGCAACCAGCAGGTCGTCCATTGCGATGGTGGTCTCAGCAGCCGGAGGGTTGCCGCTACCAAGGATCGCGGTGCCAGGGGTGTAGTAACCAGCCTGGATACGACCGGTGTGGATGAACTGGGCTTCCTTGCCACCACGCAGGGTCCGGTTCATCACCAGGCCTTTTGCGATCGTGTTGTTGCGGAAAGCTTCGTAAACTTCGCCCGTAAAGAGCTTCAGAAAGAGAGCCTTCTTGTCGCCAGCCTTATTAACCTGGCCGAGTTGGGTAAGAGTTGCAGTCACTTGATTAAAGGAAAAAAGGGTTTACTTGATTCCTAAGTACTTAGAATTTTGTCCGGATTAAAGGTATTCGGTTGTTAGATAATACGTCCGTTGTATTGGTTATCCGACGCATCGGGCCAATACTCCAGTCATGACTGGGTTTTTTACGAGGTTATCCCACCCTCAATAGGCAGGGGGACATTGCAGTCCCCACAATCTGTTAGATCAGATCGCCGCTTGCAGCCAGTTTGTTCTCAATGTCAATCCGATAGGCTGGATCATTCCGATAGCGTGGATCAGAGATGGCGCGTGCCAGCTCTGCTTGAGATCGGAAGCCTTGGACGGATTGTTGTTTAACGGACTTACCTGAAACCGTCTTGCCTTCAAACCCAACGGCATCCTTGTACCGCTGGTTGAGAGCCTGAACAGCAAAGAAGATGGCATCCTTGTTGCCAGTGTTGACTACGTTATCATACGCAGCCACCTCAGCAGGAGTCAGATTCTCCGCAGCCCATGAAAGGGTTTCTTTGTAGGAGTTTTCCCCACCAACTGACTTAACAATGTCGGCTGCCTCTGCGTCTGAGAGGGGCTTACCAGCGGCAAGAGGGGCATTCTTTTGAAGTTCTAGGTATGCCTCGATAAGTTTTTCGGAGGGCAGCTCCTTGAGCTTCTGAAGCGTCTCAGGCTTGATCTGATTGTCGTTGCTGTAGTATTCTTCGGATGCCTTGAGAAGGACATCCTTTTCTACAGCCAGCACATCCTGAGGAGCTTCTTCCGTAGATTCAGCTTCATCCTCATTGTCGGATTCGCCTTCAGTGGTGTCGTCTTTCTGGCCCAACTTTTTCTGAAGTTCCAGATAAGCCTTTTCCAGATCTTCTGCTGACTTGAATTTGCCAGCGTAGTTAAGCTCTGCCTCCGAATCCTTACGGGCTTTGTCGTAAGTCTCGCTTTGAATTGCTTCCTCTTCGTCCTGAAGGCGGCTGCCAAGTTCAAGGAGGCGGGCCTCCTCTACTTCACGAGCAGCAGTTTCAGCCGGATCGGTTGCATCAAATGTGAGTTCAGGCATAATGATTAGTGGATGACGAGGGTAACTTTGCCGAGGCCAGGAACGATAATGCGAGGCCGAGAACCAATCAGATTGGAGCTGACAGTATCAGCACTGACAGAAGATGTTCCAGCAGTCTTATGACGAGGGGTCAGTTCAGTTGGGATGGATTCCTCACTGACCGACTCCTGCTGGAGATCCTCCGGGGGTTTGCCCTTGGCCGAGTTGCGAGAAGTTGGAAGCGACATTACTTAGGGATTCAATTGCTTGAGGGTTCTTGGAAGGATCCAGAAGTGGAGCCTTGGCAAGATTACCTGCTTGGCCAATGAGAGATGCTTGAGCACTCTGGGCGGCCATCTGTGATTTCTCAACGTTGCGTTCTTCTTGGGTCTTCACCAGTTTCAGCGTATCAATGCCTTGAGCAGCAGCCAATCGCTTGATTGCTTCCTCTGGATTGATAAACGTCATCATCATTTCTGGACCCATGGATTGGCTGATTGTGCTCAAGAACATCATGAGACTTTCACGATCTTGACCACGGCCAATGCCTTCGATGCCCGCAATGACGGTTGGATAGACAACCCCCTTGGGCAGCTTAGGCAGATCACCCGAACGTTGAAGAGTGAATAGCTTACGTTGGAGGTAGGGACGCAGTAGTTCGGCTGTCAGATTCCCATAGATTCCCCCAAGCTGTTCGTTGAGTTCCTGCTGGGTGGCGCGAATTTCTTCAGCAGTAGTGCGTTCACTCTGCCTCACAGTAAGAATAAGGAATGCTTCACTCAGTCGTTGTACCAACTGGGTGATCATCTGGTAGGCAGACGCGAAGTCGGCCTGCTTCTGAACCTGAACAGCCGTAACATCTTCGGCCCTACCTTGAATGATAGCACCGTTGCCAGCCTTTGCCAGCGTTGAAGGCTTAACGGTAGCAGAAGGAGATACCAGAAAGACAACCTTGGCAGCAGCAGCAGAGCCCTCAACCATGGCCTGCATCAGACCTTCGAGGGACTTAAGATCTCCGAGGTACTCTTCAATCCTACCACGACCATAGTCCTCACCATCCACTACGTTGAACCGCAGGGGAAGCCAGGGGCTAGTTGATTTGGGGGCCTTGCCTTCGGATTCAGGCACCACCTCTCCATCTACTTCTTGCCGCCAGCGCCACTGCCCATCCTTGAGCTTGGCCCAGGTATAAACAGCAGCCTCGCCTTCACCGACATTTACGTCGATGCTAGGGGTGGAGGCATTGTCGCCAGTATGATTGACTACTTTCTCTTCGTGTTGGAATTGTTCTGGAAGGAACTGTCGATCAATAGATTCAACCGTAAGGATCTCTGTGGGTTGACCCTCTCCATCACGGACGACCACAAAACGGTCAAGAGGATACAACTTCACACCCTTCGAACCCATGTATACCAGGACATTCCCGGTTACAATCAGATGCTTCATTGCCTGATGGAGGACAACACGGTCCTGTGATTCGGCAATGTTTTGCATGACTACCCGCTCCATTTTGGAGAGGCTCAAATCAATCTCTGATTTGATTGTAGCATCAAGATCTGGATTCGAGGCCAGCTTTCCGTCGTTGATCTGAAGCTTGAAGAACGTAGCTGTTACTGGAAACAGGCTAAGCATCAGCTTCGAGGCCATGACGTTAACGCCTTTGGCTCCGATAGATTGCCAGGGGGTAGGAAGCTTCTGTCCATTTACCAGACCCGTTGGGGTGAGGAGATATGGAAGACTTAGAGCTGCACAGTCCCTGGCGGTATCGAGGAAGATCGTCCGGTCACTTGCCAGTTTTGCGTATCGGGAAGCGGCAGACGAGGATTCCATTGTTACTTACCAATGTTGAGGTTGATGCTGCCACCGGAAGTCTCCGGAGCAGAACTTGCTGCGGCACCAGCAGTAGAAGCCGAAACGGTGGGAATACGAAGCCGACCTGGGCCACGAGCGGCAGCACTCTGGCTGGAAGCACGCTGGCTCTTGGAGGGACGGATCGTAGTGGGGGTGACTGGGCCACCTGCCATAGGGCCCGTAACCGGAGTAGGAGGCGGTGGGGGCGCTGCGGGCATCTCCGGATACGGAGGCATCTCTGGCATGGGCGGTGGGGAAGGAGCCTGGAAGCACATAATTACACCTTTGATTTGAGGTAACGGATGATTTCAATACATCCAGCCATCCTACCGGATTCCCACGCTGTCATCTCGTGGTCTGGGTAGTTGTCTGGATACATCTCATCGAGTTCAGCAATGAGGTTCTTAAGAGAAATACTCCCCCCAACCACACGGGTCAGGGGAAGCAGGTCTGGATCTAAGTAATTGTCAGCCATACTGAGGGAGGTCAGTGTTAGATGCCTCAAAGAATGCTGGCATCCTGGCACGTTTGGTATCGGATAGGCCCGGTGCCTTACCCCTTTCATACAAGGAATCAGACTGGTTCAACCAGAAGTCCTTGTCCAGATACTTATTCTCAGACGAGGACAGCCCATCAACTACCCATCCAACAGTCGCTCTACGAAGTCGATTGAGGCCTGATGTGGACTTGAGGCCCAGCTCGGAGCAGACCATCGAGTGGACCGCGACGTGGGTTTGTTCGTCTCGGCTGATGTCTGCTGCTGTGGTGCGGATGCCGATGTCTCCCGTGAATCGGAAGAAGGGAAGGATGACGAAGAAGACACTACGTTCAAGAATGGCGGCTTTCAAGAGGGGATGTTCTGGTGCGTCGAGCCATGCCTTGAGGATGTGCTTGGCTTCAGCTTCGAACTTATCGTTGGAGCCGTGAGCCGCAACAACATAGTTAAGAGCTTGGTCGTGACGCTCTTCATCCAACTGATTAGATAGCAGAGCTTGACGTACACCAGGAGTATTAGGTAGCTCCTTTTCCAGCCCCTGCTGTAGGAATTCTCTAACAGGCAGTTCGAGGTGGCGTAGACCAAGGGCACGGTAGATCGCGTCTTCGGCACCATCAACTAGCTTGCCTTTCTGAACAGCAACTGGAGTCCACTTGCGTTTGCGGCTGATGACTTGATCATAGGGCGATAGTGTGGGGTTCATTCTCCGCAAGGAATACAAGGTTCATTGTCGGGCTGAACTTTCGGGCAGCCACAATCCGGATCAATGTCTGTTTCAAAGTTAAAGAGATCTTTGAAATCATCATTTAGTGCAGCCAGAGCATCGTCCTTAGCCTGCGTATCAGGCATCACCTGAAGAGCATAGTAGAGAGATGTTTGGGGTGAGTCCAGCCACTCCTTGAGGAAGGCTGTGTCGTAGGTTACTACATCGCTCCAACTGTTGAACGAGTACCCATGGAACAGCAGTGTATGTTGGAAGAGTCGCACTATTCCATCAACTACCCGCGTGTAGTTATCCCAACCAACTTCCGCAGCAATTTCGCAGTCGTCAGGGTAATCGTATGACTGAACCCCAAACGTTCCCGAATCACGATCGACGTGACGGCTAATAGGAGGAGCCAACTCTGGAGTGGCAGTGAAGCCCCTAAGATCGATGTTGCTGTAGCTGCAAGAAGCGGTAGGAGCAATAGCGAACGCCCTGTCCATCTTGGCGTGGCGGGCAATCTGTGCTGCTGCTTCAATGGCCTTGGCAAGTTCCCCAACGAGTACATCGGCGGGGGAATTTTGTGATGCGTGTGCGAAGTAATCATCTAAAGCCTGACCAAATTGTTTGTAGGTGACTTTGTGATAGGCAAGGAAGTTAGCCAGGCCCAAAACACCAAGTCCTACTTGTCGGTCAGTTTCAGGAGGCAGATATTCTCCAGTATCTCCAACTCCTGTCTTAGCATGAAGTGCTACCAGGGACGACATGCCCTCGGTAAATGCTGGCACCAGCTCATCAATGTCGCAGGCACCAAGATTGATATGTTGTAGGAGGCAAGTACCACGGCTAGGGAGGTAGACCTCAAGACATACATTTCCGTAGATGCGCTTACCGTAGGCATCACGACGAATCTTATTTAGCCAGATATCACCCTTCTTGATACCATCAAGGGTAGCTGCAATCAGTTCTGGAGAAGCATCCTCCAAAAAGTGACTATCAACATTAAGGCAACGCTTTACCCAAGCCAGATCCGAACGACTGGCACGGATGAAATCAATAGCATCGGGATGAGTATAGTCAAGATGACAAACAACAGCTCCGTTTTTGTAGACTCCACCGCGCCTGAGGGTTTCATTAAGAGCAGAGTAGATGCGAGCAAAAGAAACAGGGCCAGACGCAGTAAGACCACGACCGTTATCATCGCCCTGTGGACGGAGCTTAGAGAGGTGGACAGCAACGCCAGCACCATTGCGAAGAGCGTGTGAGACGAAGCGCCAGGAGGCTTCAATACCCTCCGGTCCTTCCATGCTGTCCTCAACGACGAACACGGTACAACTGACGGGAAGGCGTGATTCCGGATTGTCGATCCATGATTGAACGCGACCGGTCCGGGCGATAGTGTTGGGGAGGTCTCCCAGGTCAGCATAGCTGGTCATACTAGGTCGTCAAGAATAGGTGGTTGATAGTTAGGCCCCTTCATCACTTTACCATCTGCTCGACGTAGGGGCTTCCCATCGACCAGTTTGCTCATGTTTGATTCGAACACCCGTCGCATTGCGGTGTCCAGGTCCCAGCCACGAGCAGCTGCGTATTGGTA